TATCCAGAGCTTCTGGATCATAAGTTGGTGGTGAAACAGCAAACGTGTTGAAGATGCTGTTTATAGCAGGGTTAAACTCAAATCCTTGCATTATCTTAACTGCTATTCTGGGATTACCTGCAACATTAGTTTGACTAAGACCGGTAAAAGCTGTGTATTGCCAGCTGAAGTCCGACCAGCGAACGTCAGCACAGTATTTAGGGTCGGCCAAAGTTGGTGTTCCGTATCGGAAAGCATCTATAACTATTCTTCTTACACCGTTGGTGTTAACGTAAGATTGTATGTAGCAACATATTAATAATGAATCCTGGGCAACGTTCCCCCCGTTGTAATATGCTGGTTCATTAGACTTCCATTCATTAAAGGGCTGGTTAATATGATGAACGTGAAATGATCCTTCAATAGCTGCATCTGTGTAGGATTTTGGACTAGCTTGTGTGATACTAGTTGGTGAAGATATTATATCACCAATATCTGCAATTTGCAATTTAGTGGCTGTAAATGTTATTGCTCCGACTCTATCATCTTCGTAACTATCTTCGAGTAAATCAATTTTATCTTGGATGGTACTGGACTTATACATTTTAAGGTGGTGTCTGTATTTCTGCAATCTTGGGTGATGATGTAATTGCTCATAAAATATAAGTTCAGATACTTCAGCAGGTTCTCCGTAAACGGCCACGCACATCTTATAAAAATTCAAAACTAAGACAGTTTTGTCACTATTCCAATTCAACTCAATACTCTCATCGGCATTCATGGTAAATATTTCCTCATCGTAAATTTCCATCAATAATCTTGTAAACGTGGTAACATCAAGCTCAAATTGCGATGGGTTATATTGGCATGAATAAACTCTTCCTTGTGAATTGAATGCATTAGAGTCAAGATAATACGTTGTAGATCGATAGGCTAATCTTTGTCTTGAAAAACCAAGAGTAATATCTGATTTGTTAACTTGATCATTTAGCACTAGGCTTTCTATTCTTGTTGGTAGGACTGCATTAGGTGATGTAAATCTAAAATGCGGGTAAAATAAACCTGGAGAATCTAGGTATATGCAATCAAAAGTTCCTTGTGGATTGTCGAGGAACGGGTCAATTTCAGTATTCAAACGCCACTCACATTTTATTAACGGTGTGTTAGACGTATCAGGATAACCTTCATAGGCCGCTGATAAAATTGCGGGTGGGTGCAAGTACTTAATTAACCATTGCTTGCCGCTCTTAGAATTGGCAGCCATAGCTTTATCAATAAGGGACATGATTTATTTATTTTAAATAATTAAATTAAAGTTTAAAGTTAAATTTAAATTAAAAGGTCAACTCAAATAACACGAATTGACACGTTAAATAAAAGAATGTAGGAGAAAAATTAAGGAGGAAAAATTAATTAGTACAATAGTCAACAGCGTCATTCCATGATTGAAATCGTTTGTACGTGCAATGAAGACCTTTAACGATCTTCTCACATTCAGTCCAAGATGTTACAATGACACGGTGAACATAAATTGATTCATCATCAGTTATATTCCTCATTAACCTAGCGTTGGCTATTTTGATACCGTAAAAACCTCCTTGTGATTTAGTTAGAAGAAAATCACCATGATAACGATGTATGTAGTTGTTAATACACCCAAAAAACTCCTTATTATTAAAATTAAATGTTTTAAATAAAAATGTTTCGGCAATATGCTCTAAATGTGACATTATGATTGTAAGTTGAAAAACTTGATAATGTAGTTCTGGTTGGATTTTAAAACAAAAAGGTCAATTTGGAAAAACAACAAATTGACACGTTAAAAATAATTGTAAGAAATTAATTAGAGTCTGGTATAAACGTTTCACGTTTATACTCTTTAAGTTCATTATAGGTAATTAAACTTGCATTACTAAGAAAATCGAATAAAATTTCAATATCTCCAACTGTTAAGTTATGATAAAAAGTTGTTAAAGCCAAAGAGCCTAATCTTTTCTGATACTCATTTTTAACAACAGCTACCCTAGTCTTAATACCAGTTAACACTTCGCCGAAATGTTCAACATTTCTGTATTCTTTACCCAGGAATTTGGCGGTTTGTCTGACAACATCGGGGAATATACCAGCACTAGTTATGATATAACCTGCGAATTCACCAACATCATATGTGTGTAGCTTTGTCTTATGACCGGTCAACTTTAACAAATTAGCACCTCTTGTTGTTATTTCACAATCTTTGCACAAACACCCGCTATCATCTCCTTTCCAGAAGCTAACAGCTATGTCTTTGTACCCAAATACTGAAAAACTAAGTGCAATATTACCTATAGTATTAACGACAATGGTGAGTGGTCCACCTGAGAAATTTTTTTCGCTGCCATATAATTTAACAGTGCCAATCCTGCTATTATAAACCATTTTCCAATTAGCGCTGAATTTATCATACCAATCTAGTAGTTGCTTCGGACAACCCGCAGCTCCCAATAGTAATCTGAAGAAATGTAAAACACGTCCTGTAAGAAGCGTCCCATTCCGTATAATCGTTGCAAACCCA